TCAATCCTTTATTGTTTCCATGATGTCTTCCAACTTACAATCCATAGCCTCACAGATTTTGAGAAGAACATCAGTTGTGATGTTTGCACCCTTGCCAAGTTTGGCAATGGAAGCTGCACTGATTCCGGCAGCCTCCTTAAGGTCATTTCTGTTCATTTCTTTGTCAATCAACATCTTCCATAATTTGTTGTAACTGATTCGCATAATCAACCTCCTTGTTTTACAACCAAAAATCGAATGATTCTTCTTGCTGTTTTTCTGTGAGATAGTTTTTCAAGAGTTCGACATCTTTACTGATATCTCGTGGTCTGATTCGGTTAATAACCTTTTCCTCGACTTCAGGAGTCCAGTAGATTTTTAATTTTTCTCTGGCTCTTGTGATAGCAGTGTAGAAGATATTGTGAGTTACTAATTCTTCCACCTCATCGGTAATAACTATTTTTACAGAGTCATATTCCAGACCTTGTGCTTTGTGTATTGATACAGCATAAGCAATTTGGAATGGAACAACAGTGAATGAGGTACTTTCATCTCCATCTTCGTCAGCACTCTTTAATTTGTGTACACAAAATCTAACTAACGATTTTCCTTCGCTTTCCCAACATTCAAGTAGTTCGAGATTAATACGCCTGAGATCACTTTCATCTACTGCTTTAGGTATCTCAACATCAAACTGAATGCGTTCTTCATGAGTGCCGGGGTCTAAGATTTCTATTCCCTTGATTATTCCCTTCATATTATTGTGTATGACAGGGAAGAACCTATCTGAATCAAGGAAGAGAATCGGGTCTCCAACTTTATACTGTTGAATGTCCCATTGAACAGCAGGATTAGGATTGCTTTCCTGTAGGAATCTATTGATGTTGTTTATTCCATATAAACCATCGTAGTTTAGGCAGAGGATAGCCTCTCCAGGTTCAAGAGAAGAGAGAAGGGATTCATCTACTTTTAAGGAGTAGCTTTCTCTTTCGATGACTTCTTTTGCAGTATCATCCATCTGTCTGACCTTATCCCACAGTTCAAGTAATCGTTCATCCTTGGTTCGATGGGGCTGGGTGAGTTCAAATACAGCACTTTCTGGTAAAAATGCTTTTAATACCGAGAACCAATTTCCAAATTGAATGGCGTCAATCTGATAAGTATCTCCAACCAATAAAAGCATTTCAAAATTTGCCTTTTGAAGAACCTCAACCATATCTTTATTGCTTACGGTACTACACTCATCGATAACCAATAATTTATATTTCATAAAAGCAGAGCCTTGATGTTTGAAACTTTCAATTGTTGAAAAAGTAGTATTTTCAGCATCGATCTTTCGCATCAAGTTCTCTTTGGCAGGATTCGTTTGTGTAAGGTATAGTTTGGAATCATCATTTAAGTAGTGAGAAACATGGTTTATTAGCGTAGATTTTCCTACACCTGCTGAACCGTATATCACACCAACCTTTGATTCCGAAAATATACGGGTGATGATGTCTTTCTTTTCATCGCAGTCAATTTCGTAATCGCCGAATAGTAGCCAAAATTCAACATCGTCACTGTAATTTTCGATACCGGATTCTGACAACTCTTGTAATTTTTCAATTACAGTGCAAGTATCGAGTTTGTAATCGTTTATAAATACTTGATTATGTTCAAGCATTAAATCACTTTCAGGTCTGTGCCCTGAATAAAGACTGTCGTTATACTGTTCGATGAGTCTTGGGTAATCAGGAAAATTACCTAGTTCATCAACATCAGTAAAGAGTTGTCCTCTGCCTTCAGTGTTATTCCTTATAAACCTTGCGAACAATTCCGGGCGTTTGTCTTTACACGGAATACAATCAAAAACAGCACCTAATTTTGGATTGTGACCAACAGGAGATCTGTTAAATGGTAAAGAATCAAACTGCCTGCAACCGTTTGATAAGTACAAATTAGAAAGATAACTGTTTCCGGCGTGTATCCATTCTTCATAGTATTTGCTATAGTATCCGTCTGAATATTGACCTTTAATAATAACATTGTTCATGTTATAGAGAAGGTATCGCAGCACATTCTTTCCATTACGACCATTTCGAATAAGTTCTCTGCAGTAATCTAAAATAGGAATAAACACCGTAGATTTAAGGTTGTTTTTCCATTCAAGAGTAAGCCTATCATATGCTTTATCCGGGAAGTCCATTATGGCAGTCAAAGTGTACTTTGTTCTAGTAAGGAACTCACAGATTAAGCGTTGCTCTGGATATGGTACTCTTTTTTTCTCTCCTTTTATCAGTTTAATAAAATTTTGAAATTCACAGTCACGAATGGATACCTCCCAGCCGTCAATAATGATGATAGGCATTGTTTTTCCTAATATCTCGATAGTTTCATGTACGAGATGAAACTTTGATGCGTAATTGCTTTTAATTGGAAGTTTAGTAAAAGCAATTACTCTGTTAGACTTGGATTTGTTTTTTCTATCATCTACAGGTGTAAATGTGATTTCATAATATATTCTTCTGTTTACAAACAGCGGTTTGATTTTCTGAATATAGTATTTGTCTTTGCTGTCGGTATGGAATTCCACTGGATATCGTTCTATTTTTTCAGAAATCTTTTTATAGTATTCCTGTAAGGTATCATCTAGATGAAGAGGGAACTTATCTAAATTATGTAGTACCTCAATACCAAAGTAGTGCCAGATAAGATTCTTCGCTTCTAACAGGTACTGGTAATACTTAAGCATTAGTCGTTCGGAGCCGTCTTCATCCAATGTATATTGTGTGGTGACTACTTCCAGGTAATTATGGAATTTATATAAAGTGTACAGTTCACTGCTTATCTGTGCAAACTCTGTGGCCTTTGCTATGTTTTCGGCAGTGATAGGTATTTCTCTCCCGTTGGCATAAAACTTGAGCATGACATGATTTACGAACTTTGTCAGCTGCTCTAAAATGTCTTGAGAAATAGCACCACGAGAATTGTTTTCTATTTCATCTAAATGCCTACATATGACGTTGTCTATTTTACGGATGGATTCATCAATCGATGGCATCAACATCCTCCTTTCCGATTAATAATATTCTCCATCATCCCAATCATCGATAAATGCATCATACGGAAATGTCCCAGCAAACTGGTCGGGATGAAGCTTTACATACAAATTGCGTATTTTGGTTCTGGAACTTCCTAAAAAAGGAGTTGCAGAGCCACTGACTAAAAAGCTGCTACTTATATTGTTTAATTCGCCAAGCAAACCAAAAACATATGATTTTAAAGATGGATCAGCAAATGTATCTGCTTTTGACATCCATTTGGTTTCATACAAGTCTTTTATTTTACATGGCAGAGTCATGTCGATTAATGACGCAGCATAGTTTTCTCCAATGAGAATAACCATGATTTCGTCATAATCTGCTGTGAATTCTTCAAGCAGTAAATTGTCTTCAGAAGAATAGAGGGATTCATTTGGCTGTTCTTCTGGAAGCTGAACACTTGTTATTCCGGCATTATCGTTTCCATCTAATCCATTTACCAGGTTGCTTACTGCGTTACCCCACGCATCGGCTACTGCCTGTCCAGATGCCAGTATCTTTTCTTCAAGAATATCATGTGGGGTTTTATCAGCACTCTTAGGAGTGCTTTTTCTTTTTTGTGTGGCAGCTGTTGTAAGAATTTTTTCAAAATAATATGCAATTTTCTCAGCTGCATTATATAGGTCAATCCCCTCGATATCAGACTCAAATGTGTCGCACAGTCTTTGCGTTGTAGCTTCTGGGAAACCATCCAAATATGCGATAAATTGTTCTGGATCTATGTGAGGCAAAATACGTTGAGAAATTTTCGTTATTTTGGTTTGACCGTTGTAATAGGCCTTAAAAGTGTTTTCACTTATATCTTCAATTTGTAATAACCCTTCTTCGGTGATGATTGATTCAAACAGTGTTCTGGTAAAGACATGAGTGCTGTATGAACCACCGATGATGGGTTTTATTTTTTGTGCAAATTCTGTGAATTCCATAATCCACCTCTTTCTTCATTACACCCAAGACTACCGAAGCCTACCAGCCACTACCAAGTTCTACCGAGCCAGTTATCTATAATGAGAAGTGTAAAAAGCAAACAGCGAGTGCTTGCTACTTGTAAGGCTGTATTGGGAAATTGTTCTACCCAATAGTATATCAGAAAAGAACGCAAAAATCTACACTTTCACAGTTTGTTAATATGCGTTCGCAGAGAAAATTTACAAATGCAGTTATTTTACCTCTCTGACCTTTAGTTGAGTTCATTAGGTGGATTCAACTAAGTGCCAGAGGCACTTAAAAAATAAATATCACAAGGCCTGATTAGCTATAAGGGCATTGGGATACAGATATCGACATCAACCACAGGACAACCTGTGGAAGGTGTGATAGAGGTACCCTTATTTCCTTATGCCCTTTTTCAGGCTTTATGGGTCGGTACTTCTATAGGCACCGGCCTTTATTTGTTCCCATTGCCCTTCTGCAAGAACCAGGCAGAAAGGCAGGAACTTTATGAAAATCAAGATTCGTTACGAGAACGAGTACCAGACCCTTGAGGTCGAAAACGTGGAATTGGAGAGATGGCTTAATATCTCCATTTCAGAAAATGAAAGCCAGGAAGACTACGAACAGAGAATCCAGGATGTAATCGAAGAGAGATTCAACAGACCCGATTACAACAGCTGGCACAAGCATGACCGTCATACTGGCAATGCTTATATGAAGAGCAAGGACGGAACAGTTGAGGTCAACACCGAAGAAGCAATCATGTACAGAGCAGCTGATAAGTCAGCCTTTAACAGTTCAATTGATGGAGTACATAACCAGCTTGAATACGAAGATTGCTGTGAAACTTTGAGAAGTCTTCTTAAGCCTGCAGTGGCAGATATGGTCATTGCAATTGCACTTGATGGTTACACCGTTGGTGAGTACGCAGCAGAAATCGGTGAGGATGCCAACACTGTCAGCCATCGTTACAGACGTGCTATCAACAAATTAAAAAAAGTTTTTTCAAAAACGTCCTTTTAACCCTTCTCCCAAGGCTACCAGGTAGGAGGGTGACACCTCCGAGAAATTAATTTAAGGAGGTAATTCGTATGGAATTACAAGTATTTAACAGCACAGAGTTTGGCTCTGTAAGAACAGCAACTGTAAACGGTGAGGTTATGTTTGTCGGCAAGGATGTAGCAGACATTCTCGGGTACCAGAACGGTAGTCGAGATATCAACCGCCATGTAGAGGAAGAGGACAGACACAAGGTCATGATTTTTGATGGAAACCAGGATAAGGAAACCATCATCATCAATGAGTCTGGACTTTACAGTCTTATCCTTTCAAGCAAGATGCCGAATGCGAAGAAGTTCAAGCACTGGGTTACATCAGAAGTTCTTCCGGCTATCCGTAAGCATGGAATGTATGCCATCGATGAGATCTTGGAAAATCCTGATCTTGCGATTGCAGCACTCACACAGCTTAAGGAAGAGCGTGAGAGAAGAAAGCAGCTTGAATGTCTGGCACTTGTTCAGCGTCAGCAGATTGCAGAACTTCAGCCTAAGGCAAGCTACTATGACCTTATTTTACAGAACAAGAACACAGTACCTATTACACAGATTGCAAAGGATTACGGTATGAGCGGTCGCAAGTTCAATGAACTTCTTCACGAACTTGGGGTTCAGTACAAGTTCAGAAAGACCTGGCTTTTATATCAGCACTATGCAGAGTGTGGATACACACAGTCCCGTACCTATGCAATCGATGAGAGCAGAAGTGTGATGCATACCTACTGGACTCAGAAGGGCAGACTTTTCCTTTATGACCTTTTGAAGAGTGAAGGCATCTTACCAGTTATCGAACAGGAGGATTAAGAGATATGGGTGTTGATAAGTTTAATCACGAAGGGTACTTTGACCCGACCACATATGAGGCTCTTACCAACATCCACCGTGAGGAAATGGCAGCTGATAAAAAGGCTGCCTATCTTCCTTTGGTGTATGTGTGCAGTCCATATGCAGGTGATGTTGAAACCAATGTAAAGAATGCAAAACGATACAGCAGATTCGCTGTTGATGAAAATGCTATCCCGGTAACACCTCATCTTTTATATCCGCAGTTCATGGATGACGGTAATGAGGCTGAAAGAGAGATGGCTATGCATTTCAATTATGTACTTCTTGGCAAATGCACAGAGGTCTGGGTCTTCGGTGGTGTGATAAGCCGTGGCATGGCTCGTGAGATTGGTGTTGCCAAGAAAAGAAGAATGAAGATCAGATGGTTTACCCAGGATTTGAAGGAGGTCGGAGAATATGATTAATTTTACTGTTTATTCAGCAGACTGTGTCGGCAACAGCGGTAACTGTCTGTATCCCAATAAGAATGTTGTAACGGATAAAGAGTCCTTTATCGCAGCAACCAAGATGGATCATGTCACTGCAAAGTATAAAGGAAACTATCGCAGTAAGGATAACTTTGAATCCTCCGACTGTATTCCTCTTGACTGTGACAATGACCATTCAGAGAACCCGGATGACTGGCTTGCTCCTTTTGATATCGCATTATCAATTCCGGGAGTTGTTTTCGCTGCATCTTACAGCAGACACCACAACCTTCCAAAGGGTGATAAATCGGCAAGACCAAGATTTCATGTATTCTTCCCTATACCAAAGGTAACGGACGGAGAAGAGTATGCAGCCATGAAACGCAAGATAGCTGATGCTTTCCCTTATTACGATACCAACGCATTAGACTCTGCAAGATTCCTTTATGGCAATGACTCTGATGAAGTGGAGTTCTATGAAGGTGACAAGACCATTCTTGATTATCTGGAAGAGGATGATTTTTCAGATTTCGATGCAAGCCTTGAGCAGGTGCCGGAAGGTCAGCGTAACAGTACCATGAGCCACATTGCCGGGAAGATTATCAAGAGATACGGAAATACAGAAGAGGCTTATCAGATCTTCCTTAAGAAGGCAGAACTCTGTAATCCACCACTTCCTGAAAGTGAACTCAAGGTGATATGGAGAAGTGCATCAAAGTTCGGTAACAAGGTGTCGAACCAGGAAGGATACATTCCACCTGAACAGTACAACTCTGACTGCAGATTAAAGCCGGAAGACTTCTCCGATGTGGGGCAAGCTACGGTTCTTGCAACCGAGTATAAGGACATCCTTCGCTATTCCCCATCGACTGATTACATGGTTTACAACGGCAGTTTCTGGGAAGAGTCAAAACCAAAGTCCCAGGGGGTTTCCCAGGATTTGACAGAAAGACAGCTTGCAGAGGCTGAAACCGAAATGAAGAAAGCTATGGATGAACTTGTAAAGAATGGCGGTATGGAGATTCTTGTATCCGTGGGTCCGAAGAAGGCAGTGCAGATGTTCAATAAACAGCAGGCTCATGCCTACGAGATGTATGAAGATGCTGTGGCATATAAGAAATATGCCATTAAGCGAAGAGATACAAAGAATATTGCTGCCACATTAAAAGAGGCTCGTCCGATGCTTGAAGTAGAACAGAGAAACCTTGATGCTGATGAGTTCATGCTGAACACACCGACTCTTACCTATGATTTAAGACAGGGCACCAAGTTTCCGATGGAACACAGACCAGAGCATTTCATCACAAAGCAGACAACCGTTGACCCATCAAGTGATGGAGCAGATATCTGGGCAGCCGCACTTGATACCTTCTTTTTAAAGGATACCGACCTTATCGATTATGTTCAGAGAATGGTTGGTCTTTCAGCAATCGGCAAGGTGTATGTTGAGGCACTCATTATCGCATATGGAGAAGGCCGCAATGGTAAGTCAACCTTCTGGAATGTTATCGCAAGAGTTCTTGGTACATACTCAGGAAACATCTCTGCAGATATGCTTACCGTTGGATGCAGAAGAAATGTCAAGCCGGAACTTGCCGAGGCAAAGGGTAAGAGAATGCTCATTGCAGCAGAGCTGGAAGAAGGCATGAGACTGAATACTGCCAATGTTAAACAGCTTTGCTCTACCGATGAAATCTATGCTGAAAAGAAGTATAAAGATCCGTTCTCATATACTCCGACACATACACTTGTACTTTATACCAACCATCTGCCAAAGGTCGGTGCGATTGATAAGGGTACATGGAGAAGACTTATCGTTATTCCGTTTGATGCCAAGATTGAAGGAAGTGCTGATATCAAGAACTATGCGGACTATCTGTTTGAAAAGGCAGGTGGAGCAATCCTTACATGGGTAATCGAAGGTGCAAGAAAGGTAATCGCAGACAACTACAAGATTGACCCGCCACAGAAGGTGCGTGATGCCATTGAGCATTATAAGGAAAGTAATGATTGGCTTTCCTACTTCTTAAGTGAACGCTGCGAACTTGACCCTGCCTATGTGGCAAAGTCGAGCGAGGTATATAACGAGTATCGAATCTTCTGTACCCAGGTGGGTGAGTTTACAAGAAGTACAACAGATTTCTACACAGCCTTGGAAACAGTCGGATTTGAAAGATACCGTGACCGTAAGGGCAGATACATTAAAGGCTTAAGACTCAAGACGGACTTTATGGAAGAAGAGTAATGACAGTAGGTGTGACAGTTAATGACGGCTATTTACTATCCTTTTCTATAGAGTAAAAAAATTAAGTCTATATATATAAAGTATAGGAAATGACAGTCTTACCCTGTCACACCATCAAATTCAGCATTGATGGAGGTGGCACGAATGCGTGAAAAAGAAGTAGAGCAGAAGCTTGTAAAGGCTGTAAAGCTTGCAGGTGGTTTCTGCATTAAATTTACATCTCCCGGATTTGACGGAGTGCCGGATAGACTGGTTCTTCTTCCAAAAGGGAGAATGGCTTTTATAGAACTCAAGGCTCCTGGCAAGAAACCAAGAGCCTTACAGAAAAGAAGAATGAAACAGTTATCAGCTTTAGGGTTTCCCTGCTATGTGGTTGATAACACTGATGTGATTGGGGGTGTCATTGATGAAATACAATCCTCATGATTATCAGACTTATGCAACAAACTTTGTATTGGAACGTCCCGTGGCAGCAGTCCTTTTAGAAATGGGACTCGGAAAGAGTGTGATTACCTTAACGGCAATATTTGAACTTCTCTATAACAGATTTGAAGTTGGAAAGGTTCTGGTTATCGCACCTCTTCGAGTAGCAAGAGATACATGGCCTGCTGAAATAGAAAAGTGGGATCACTTAAAGAGACTGACCTATTCGGTGGTCATAGGTACAGAGTCGGAGCGAAAAGAGGCACTAAGAAAAAGTGCAGGAATCTACCTGATCAATAGAGAAAATGTGGACTGGCTTATCAACAAAAGTGGCTTTCCATTCGATTTTGATATGGTTGTCATTGATGAATTATCGTCATTCAAGTCTGCATCGGCTAAACGATTCAAGAGCCTTCTTAAAGTAAGACCAAAGGTAAAAAGAATCGTGGGTCTTACAGGAACTCCAAGCAGTAATGGACTTATGGATTTATGGGCAGAGTTCAGAATCCTTGACATGGGAGAAAGGCTCGGAAGATACATCACACATTATCGTATGAATTTCTTTGTGCCGGATAAACGAAATCAACAGATGATATTTTCCTACAAACCAAGACCAGGTGCGGAAGATGCTATCTACAGACTGATATCGGATATAACGATTTCTATGAAGTCAGCAGATTTCCTTAAAATGCCTGAATGCATTATGAACGAAGTGGAAGTAAAGCTTTCAGAAAAGGAATGGTCTGTATATGACGAATTAAGGCAGGAAATGGTTGTGTCTTTAGAAGATGAAGAGATTGATGCTGCAAATGCAGCTGCTCTTTCAGGCAAACTTCTGCAGATGGCCAATGGTGCTATCTATAACGAAGAAAAAGAGGTCTTTCATATTCATGACCGTAAGCTTGATGCACTTGAGGACTTGATTGAAGGTGCAAATGGCAAGCCTGTACTTGTAGCTTACTGGTATAACCACGATCTGGAGCGAATCAAGGAAAGATTCAAGATCCGTGAAATCAAGACTTCAAAGGATATCAGGGATTGGAATAATGGCGAGATACCGATTGCTGTAATCCACCCTGCGAGTGCCGGACACGGCTTGAATTTGCAAAGTGGTGGTTCGACCCTTATATGGTTCGGTCTTACCTGGTCATTGGAACTCTATCAGCAGACCAATGCAAGGTTATGGAGACAGGGGCAGAAATCCACGGTTGTCATACATCACATTATTTCAAAGGATACCATTGATGAAGATGTGATGAATGCATTAAGGCTCAAAGAGAAAACACAGACAGATCTTATCGATGCGGTTAAGGCGAGAATCGGAGGTGGTGCTTATGACGGCTAAAGATTATCTGAACAGACCGTTCATTCTAAATAACAAGATTAACGATAAGCTTATCAAGCTGGAATGCTATAAGGAATTATCAACAAGTGTTTCTTCCCCAAGCTTTGAAGAGAAGTTTTCAGGAACAAGAAATCTTGAACCTCCCTTTGTAAGATATCTTGGCAAAATCAGTGATCTGGAAGAGGAGATAAAAGCTGACTATGAACAGCTTGAAGATATGAAGAAGGAAATCGATGCAGAAATCGATAAACTGGAAGACCCGTATGAACAGCTTATCCTTCGTTACAGATACCTGATGTTTATGCCAATGAACCAGATAGCAACAAAGGTGCATTACACATTAAGGTGGACACAGCGAATTCATAACAGAGCAATAGAAAACTTTGAAAGAGTTCACCCCAGTTCACCCTAGTTCACTCCGAGTTCATCTATAAGTCGCATAAGGGATGTGCTATACTTATAATAGCAAAATAGAATGAGTTACAGCCTTGTGGGGAAACCTGCAGGGCTTTTCTTATGCCCATAAGGAGGTGGAGAAGTTGCCGAAACTACCGAAGAAACCGTGTGGTTACCCCGGCTGTCCAAACCTTACTGATGGAAGGTACTGCAAGGAACACGAGAAACAGGCGGCTCGTTCCTACGAGAAGTATGGCAGAGATCCAGCTGTACGCCGTAGGTACGGAAGAGCATGGAAACGTATCCGTGACAAGTATGTATCACAGCATCCTTTCTGTGAAGTGTGTTTTGAGAAAGGAATCCTTGTGCCTGTTGATGAGGTTCATCACAAGCTGCCACTGTCAGAAGGTGGAACACATGAGAGGTCTAACCTCATTGCTTTATGTAAGTCATGTCATGCAAAGATTCATGCCGAGCGTGGTGACTATCAAGGAAGTAAAAAACATCGTGTGTACAGCTACGATAAGTGACCCCAGGGGCGGTTCAAATCCCAAACGCATCAAGATCCCGGGGAACGGCGTGGGGTCTTGCGTGTGAAAAATGCGAAATCAAAAGGGTAATTAAAGGAGGGTGTACAGACGTGCCTACAAAATCGAATAACATCGGTGGCCGTGGTGGTGCAAGACCTGGTGCAGGTCGCAAGAAAACGGCTGTATCCGAGAAAGCAAAGAACGGAAATCCGGGTGGCAGAAAATTAGAAGTCCTAGATATTCCTGAAGTGGAAGGTGTGGAGATGCCAAAGCCACACGACTTCCTGTCTGCAGAACAGAGAGACGGAAGTGAACTGCAGGCTCACGAAATATATACGGAAACATGGAACTGGCTTAACAAGATCGGATGCTCATCGAAGGTATCCCCACAGCTGTTGGAAAGATATGCGATGTGTTCTGCAAGATGGATTCAGTGCGAAGAAATGACCAACAAGCTGGGATTTCTTTCAAAGCATCCAACAACACAGAAACCAATCCCATCTCCGTTCATTAACATTGGCATCAACTATATGAACCAGGCAGTAAGGCTCTGGAACGAAATATTTCAGATTGTGAAGGAGAACTGCAGCACAGATTATGATGATGCTGCTCCACAGAATGATTTGATGGAAAGACTCCTAAGAGCAAGGGAAGGAAAATAATATGATTGAAAAAGTAAATCCATGCCATCCTGATAAGGTGGCTGACAGAATAGCAGGTGCCATTGTTGATTTGGCTTATGCAAAAGAAGAAAATCCGAAGGTTGCCGTTGAGGTGCTTATCGGTCATGGGCAGGCTCATGTAATTATTGAAACATCAGCTGAACTTGATAAGTTTGACATCGCTGCAGCCATTCATAGAATTGCCGGAGATGTCAGAGCAAATATTGTGATAGTTCCCCAGGATACACACCTTGCAAAGAACCAGGAAGAAAGCATCCATTGTGGTGACAATGGTATCTTCAAGGGAATGCCACTTACTGAAGAGCAGAAAGCATTATCCCAGATAGCAAGAGACATCTATAGGGTGTATCCGTTTGATGGAAAGTACATTCTTGATCAGGCAAGACTCATCATCTGCCAGAGCAATGCGAAAAAAGTACACTTAAAGGAAATCTGCCCTGCAGCAGAAATCAATCCCCTGGGTGACTGGACTGGTGGCACGGATGTAGATACTGGGGCAACTAATCGTAAGCTTGGTTCTGATATGGCAGACTCCGTAACAGGCGGTGGTCTTCATGGCAAGGACTTATCCAAGGCAGATGTTTCTGTAAATATCCACGCATTCCTTAAGGCACAGAGAACTGGCAAGCCAGTAGAACTTGTATGTGCCATTGGTGATGATGCTGTTGATGGTATTCCATATAAGGAAATTGTGGAAGAAGCAAGAGAGTTTATTCGTTCCATCGGTGGCTTTGAGAAGTTTGCCGAGTGGGGACTTTATTAAGGAGGCATTATGGGAAAGACAACTACAGAAATGCAGCTTGTAGCTGTATCAAAACTTATTCCTTATGTGAATAATGCAAGAACCCATTCTGCCGAGCAGGTTATGAAACTTCGTTCTTCCCTTCGTGAGTTCGGTTTCATCAATCCTGTTATTATTGACCGAGAGTTTAATGTTATCGCAGGTCACGGAAGAATCCTTGCTGCAAAGGAAGAAGGAATACTTGAAGTGCCTTGTGTATTTGTGGACTACCTTACAGAGGCACAGAAGAAAGCATATATCCTGGCAGACAACCGTATGGCAATGGATGCAGGATGGGACGAAGAGTTACTTCGTATTGAGATTGAGGCTCTCCAGGGTGAGGACTTCGATATCGGACTTACGGGATTTGACGAAAGCGAGATTGCAGATCTCTTTGGTTCGGATGATACTTCCGGGGTCAAGGATGATGACTACGATTTGTCAGCTGCACTTGAGAAAGCAGCCTTTGTAAAGCGTGGTGATATCTGGACAGTCGGAAGACACAGACTGATGTGTGGTGATGCGACTTCTTCGGAAGATGTAGCTGCACTTATGGATGGTAAGAAAGCCAACCTTATCATTACTGACCCACCTTACAATGTGGCATTTGAAAGTTCCGATGGCTTATCCATCAAAAATGATAAGATGGCAAATGATAAATTCTATGAATTCCTGCTTTTAGCATTTAAGAACATGGCCGAGCATCTTGAAAAGGGTGGCTCGGCTTATGTATTTCATGCAGATACAGAAGGTCTTAATTTCAGAAAGGCTTTCATGGATGCAGGTTTTCACTTATCCGGCTGTTGCATCTGGGTAAAGAACTCCCTTGTGCTTGGCCGTTCGGATTATCAGTGGCAGCATGAACCAGTCCTTTACGGCTTTTTACAGAATGGAAAGCACTACTGGAGCAAGAATGCAGGCAGAAGTCAGACTACCATCTGGAACTTCGATAAGCCGAAGAAGAATAAGAACCATCCGACTTCAAAGCCACTTGACCTGCTTGCCTATCCGATTGGAAATTCAAGTCAGGAAAACGCAATCGTCATTGATACATTCGGTGGCAGTGGTTCAACACTCATGACCTGTGAGCAGACGAACCGTGTATGTCATACGATGGAACTTGATGAGAAATACGCATCCGTCATCCTTCGCAGATATGTTGAGGATACCGGTGATGCAGAAGGTGTATTTGTAATCAGAGATGGTGAGAAAATCCCATACTCTGCACTGGTAAAAGAAGTGGAGGGTACGGATGGAGAAACAGAATAATTTGACCCTTGGCAGCCTTTTTGATGGTTCTGCCGGGTTTCCTTTAGGAGGCTTGCTTTCTGGTGTTACCCCTTTGTGGGCATCGGAAATCGAGCCTTTTCCTATTCGTGTAACAACGAAAAGACTACCGCAGATGAAACACTACGGTGACATTTCCAAGATGAATGGTGGGGAGATTCCTCCCGTTGACATCATTACATTTGGAAGTCCATGCCAGGATATGTCTGTTGCCGGAAAGAGGGACGGACTTGGTGGCTCTCGTTCCAGTCTGTTTTATGAGGCGGTAAGAATCATAAAAGAAATGAGGTGTAAGACAGATGGCAGATATCCAAGATTTATCGTCTGGGAAAATGTCCCAGGAGCCTTCTCAAGCAATAAGGGAGAAGACTTCCGAGCCGTCCTCGAAGAGGTCTGCAAAATCAAAGATGAATGTGTGTCAGTGCCTAAACCTTCAAAATGGCAGAGTGCAGGAAAAATCCTGGGAGACGGTTACTCAGTCGCATGGAGACAGCTTGATGCTCAATTTTGGGGAGTACCCCAGAGAAGAAAACGTATCTACCTTGTCGCAGATTTTGCAGGCTGGAGTGCCGGAAAAATACTATTTGAGTCAGAAGGCTTGTCTGGGTATTCTCCGCAGGGCTTCCGTTCGTGGCAAGAAACTGCCAACGGTTCTGCAGAGAGCATTGGAGAAACAGGCAGCAACAGCTTAATGTTTGAAAACCACGGACAGGACTCAAGATATACGGGTCCGCTTGAAGTGGCACAGACCGTTCTTTCCACATTTGGAACGGGTGGCAATAATCAGCCTTTTGTGGTGCAGACACCAAAGACTCTCAAAATCAGAAGTGGCTGCGAAGGTGGTGGCAAGGGTGCCTTGATTCAGGAAGACAAGTCAGCGACCCTTGGATGCAGCAATGATCAGACTTTGTTCGTACCAAAGGTCTATGGCATCTGTGCCAAGGACAGTAATGCGATGAAGTCATCAAATCCTAACAGTGGATTCTATGAGGCAACTACCAGCAGATGCCTTGATGGGAATGGTGGCAATCCATCATGCAATCAGGGCGGTATGGCTGTTATCGAAGGAAACGGAACTAGACCTTCTCATAAGGGTGATGGCTATAAGGAATCCGATGTGATGTACACGCTTAATGCGACAGAACAGCATGGAGTTGCGTATGGAATCGGAAGACCTGCAATGAACCAGGGTTACAACGCACAGTTTTCTTTCCAGGTGGAAGAGGAAGTCGAACCTACACTTGTTGCAGCAGGAGCAAGTGGAGTGGCTCATCCTGTGTTCAGTTCTTCAAAGGCATCGTTCTTTACGTCAGCTGAAGAGGAACTTGCAAACACACTTGTAGCAACCGACTACAAGGACCCGCCAATCGTAAATGACAGTCCAAGCTATGGATTCTATCCACAGATGAAAGCAGAATGCATTACCTTTACGGAAGAAAAGAGTGGATGCCTTGTGAATGGTACAAATCCGGGATTTCAGAATGGAGTACTTGAAGCTGACTATATCGTAAGAAGGCTTACACCAACCGAATGTGCAAGACTGCAGGGATTTCCCGACTGGTGGTGTGATGACCTTGGTATTCCTGAACCTACCGATGCAGATATTGCAGAGTGGAGAGAAATCTTTGATACCCATGCAAAGGCTCTCGGTAAGGAAACAAAGCCGAAGACCGATGCACAGATAAGGAAATGGCTCATCAATCCCCATTCTGATTCTGCTGAATATAAGATGTGGGGCAACGGTGTGGCACTTCCTAATGTGGTATTCGTGCTTTCAGGCATTGTGTACTACTCACAGTTTCCGACCGAATAATATCTGCTTATTCTACACACAAACAACTTGATATATGTGCCTTTTAGAGTGATATATGGTACTACCAAAAACGAAGGAGGTACATAACATGGTACTGCATTTTAATGTAAAGGGCGAAAGCCGAAAAGCAATGGTAAAGGCAATCGAAAAGGAACTCGGTGTTAAAGCCAGATACCTTGGAGTTCCAAGCTGCTCATACGAGGTTGGAAACTACACGGTAGGAAGAAACGGAGAACTTGAGTTTGCAGATGGAGAGAGTATGGAAGAAACAGCAAAGATCATTGATGCCTGCGTAATGGCCACAGGCACTTCCCCAGAAGAATGGGATAACAATCAAATGGGGGCAAAAGAAGCCGACTGTGAGCCGAATAAGGGGGCAACAACGGGCGAAACCACAGGACTTACGGTATCAATCCCAATTGAGAAAGTGAAGGTGGGAAACCTTACGGCACTTATTGATTCCAAAGCCGGACTCATCAAGAAGGCTCTTGGCATTACAGACCTTGGCATCGAGATAGAGGAAGACAAGGTTTCCTTCCCTTGGTTTTCAGAAGACCTGGATGCAGATAGCATTCAGACCTACACACGATTCATTGCAGCACTTTGCGAGATGAGTGTGAATCAGAAAAGAATCCAGGCTAAGGAGAAGGAAGTCGACAACGAGAAATACGCATTCAGATGTTTCCTTTTAAGACTCGGATTCATCGGAGCGGAATACAAGGCAGACAGAAAACTTCTTCTTAAGAACCTTGAAGGCTCTGCAGCTTTCAAGAACGGTGCGAAGGGAGGCGAAGAATAATGTCCTTTCCAAGCAGAGATATCGTTGAAAGAGTGAAAAAGGAATATCCGGCTGGCACAAGAGTTGAACTTGTAAGAATGGATGATTTCCAGGCACCACCGATTGGTACGAAGGGTACGGTCAGAGGTGTTGATGATACTGCAAGCATTATGGTTGCATGGGACAACGGCAGCAGTCTTAATGTGGTCTACGGTGAGGATAAATGCCGTAAGATCACTGAAGAATAAAGGTCAGAAATACACAGTTTTTCTGCCAAAAGATTGTGTAGTATATGGTGCTAATTAACTTGATATAGTGTGCTTTTAGAGTGATATATAGTACTACCAAAAGGGAAAACACACCAAACGGAGGTACATAGAATGAACGAAAAAATCACACATCAGATTGAAGAAATGAAAAAGCAGACCATCGGAGTTGAGGTCGAGATGAACAGCATCACAAGAGAGCGAGCAGCAAAGCTTGCAGCCGAATACTTCGGAACAGGACGCTACGAGAATACAGCATCAAGGAACGGCTACATGACCTGGTCAGCATGGGATGGACAAGGCAGAGAATGGAAATTTCAAAAGGACGTAAGCATTGCCGGAGACGATGCACACAAATGCGAAATGGTAACCCCAATCCTTAAATACGAGGACATGGAAACCTTGCAGGAACTGATCAGAAAGCTTCGCAAGGCAGGAGCCAAGAGCGATGCAACAAGGGGATGCGGAGTTCACATCCACATCGGAGCAAATGACCACACACCACAAACCATGAGAAACCTTGCAAACATCATGGCAAGCCACGAAAGTTTGATAGCCGAGGCACTTGACCTTGACCGAGGCAGAATGAACAGATACTGCAGAACGGTTGACCCAAGATTTTTAGAGCAGCTCAATAAGAAGAAACCAAAGACCATGAGCAAGCTTGCAGACATCTGGTATGGCACACAGGGTTGCAACTACGGACGCAGCCAACACTACAATGACAGCCGATACCATATGCTCAACTACCACGCAACCTTCACAAAGGGAACCATCGAGTTCAGACTTTTCCAGTTTGACGCACCTGCCGATGGAAAGCAGAACGGACTTCATGCCGGACAGCTTAAAAGCTACATTCAGCTTTGCTTGGCACTCAGCCAGATGGCAAAGGAAGTAAGAACAGCAAGTCCAAAGCCACAGCAGAACGAAAATCCAAAATACGCAATGAGAACATGGCTCTTAAGACTTGGGTTCATCGGAGACGAATTCAAGACAGCAAGAGACCTTCTTACAAGAAGACTTGCAGGAGATACAGCATTCAGAACTGCAAGGAGATAGCCTTGTAACACCTTAATAAAAAGAGTCGACCACTTCGGTGGTCTTAAGGTGGTAGAAGGGTGTCCCCTTCAGAAAGGATGGAAACCACATGAGTAAACGATACTACATTGCCTATGGCAGCAACCTGAACATCCCACAGATGAGAATGCGATGTCCGGGTGCAAGGATTATTGGAACATCGGTCATTGAAGACTATCAGCTTTTATTCAAAGGCAGCAAGACAGGTTCTTACCTTACCATTGAACCGATGGAAGGTGCTGAAGTTCCTGTTGTAATATGGGAAGTTACCGAGACCGATGAGAAAGCACTTGACCGTTACGAAGGATATCCAAACTTCTATTACAAAAAGGAAATGACCCTGGATATCAAAGGCATCAGAACGGGAAAGGTGCGAAGACGAGATGCTTTTGTCTACATCATGCATGAAGAAAGAGAACTTGGAATTCCAAGCTGGTACTATGTGAACACCTGCCTTGACGGATACCGAGCCTTTGGATTTGATGAGAAGTACCTGTTTGATGCAATCAGAATTAGCAGGAGGGATACACATGAAGACTGAAGTAAGAAGAATTGCAATCTGCCCTAAATGTGGCAAGGAATATCACGGAAGTCCGGCTCTTTCAAGAGTGGATAACGAAACCTATATCTGCCCCGACTGTGGAACAAGAGAGGCTCTTGAAAGCATCGGTGTGGACAAGGATGAGCAGGAAGAAATCCTGAACACCATTCATAGCTGCATGGGACAGTAACAACTGAAAAAGAATACTTTTCGGGACTCCACCAGGGGTCCTTTTTTCGTGGAGGTGATGGCGAATGAGAAAACTGAAAAAGTATAAACCCACGAAGCTTATGGCGAAGTCTTCTCATTACGATGAGCAGATGGCGGATTATGCCGTCAGCTTTATTGAGGAACTATGCCATACCAAAGGAACGTGGGCAGGAAAGAAATTTGAACTGATAGACTGGCAGGAACAGATTATAAGGGATCTGTTCGGTGTGCTGAAACCAAACGGATACAGACAGTTCAATACAGCCTATATTGAAATTCCCAAGAAACAGGGAAAATCGGAACTTGCAGCTGCCGTTGCACTTCTTCTTTTATGTGGTGATGGAGAAGAAAGAGCAGAAGTGTACGGATGTGCAGCAGACAGAAACCAGGCAAAAATCGTATTTGATGTTGCCGTTGACATGATAAGGTTCTGCCCGGCTCTTATGAAAAGAGTGAAGATATTGGAATCGCAGAAGAAGATCATCTATAAGCCGACCAACAGTTCCTACCAGGTTCTGTCGGCGGATGTTGCAAACAAGCATGGCTTTAATACACACGGAGTAATCTTTGATGAGCTGCACACCCAGCCAAATCGAAAACTCTATGATGTAATGACCCAGGGTTCGGGTGATGCCCGTATGCAGCCGTTGTATTTTCTTATTACAACAGCCGGGAATGATACGAACTCCATCTGCTATGAGATACACCAGAAGGCTTTAGATATTGAGGCAGGCAGAAAAGTTGACCCTACCTTTTATTCCGTTATCTACGGTGCAGATGAATCGGAAGACTGGACAGACCCTAAAGTATGGAAGAAAGCAAATCCATCACTTGGCATCACAGTTGCCATTGAAAAAGTTAAAGCTGCCTGTGACTCTGCAAAACAGAATCCCGGAGAAGAAAACTCCTTCAGACAGCTAAGACTTAATCAGTGGGTAAAACAGTCGGTACGATGGATGCCAATGGAAAAGTGGGATGCCTGCAACTTTGCCGTTAATGAAGACGACCTGGAAGGCCGTGTATGTTACGGAGGTCTGGACTTATCCAGTACAACTGATATCACGGCATTTGTACTTGTGTTTCCACCACTTGATGAGGATGACAAATTTGCAGTCCTTCCTTACTTCTGGGTGCCGGAAGATACCCTTGAACTTCGAGTGAGAAGAGATCATGTTCCCTATGATCTGTGGGAGCGAAAAGGCTATCTGCAGACAACCGAAGGAAATGTTGTTCATTATGGATACATCGAGAGTTTCATAGAAAGTCTTGGTGAGAGGTTCAACATAAGAGAGATTGCTTTTGACCGATGGGGAGCAATACAGATGGTGCAGAACCTGGAAGGCATGGGATTTACCGTAGTGCCTTTCGGACAGGGATTTAAGGATATGAGTCCACCGACCAAGGAACTGATGAAACTTGTGCTTGAGCAAAGAATCGCACACGGTGGTCATCCGGTTTTAAGATGGAATATGGATAACATCTTTATCCGTACTGACCCCGCAGGAAACATCAAGGCAGATAAGGAAAAATCAACGGAGAAGATTGACGGTGCCATTGCAACAATCATGGCACTTGATAGAGCAATCCGATGTGGTAATGAAGTGACTGAATCGGTCTACGATACACGAGGCTTATTGGTCTTTTAATTTAGAAAGGTAAGGTGATTGGCATGGGAATTCTAAAAGGCTTGTTTAGGACAAGAGATGCTCCCACAAACAGAACAAGTGGCAGTGCCTATAGCTTTTTTATGGGCAATAGCACGAGTGGAAAAAGAGTAAATGAACGCTCTGCCATGCAGATGACTGCCGTTTACAGTTGTGTCCGTATCTTGTCAGAAGCAGTGGCAAGCCTGCCATTACATTTTTATAAATATGATGAGAACGGAAGTAAGGTAAAAGCTACAGAGCATCCACTTTATATACTGCTCCATGACGAGCCGAATCCTGAAATGACAAGTTTTGTTTTCAGGGAAACTCTAATGACGCATCTTCTTTTGTGGGGCAATGCTTACGCACAGATTATCAGGAATGGCAAGGGAGAGATAATCGCACTGTATCCACTCATGCCGGATAGGATGAAGGTGGACAGAGATGAACACGGACGTCTTTATTATGAGTACCAGGTAAATTCAGATGATGTCCCAACCAATAAAGGCTCTTCTGTTAAGCTTGCACCTGATGAAGTGATGCATATTCCGGGACTTGGCTTTGACGGTCTTGTAGGTTACTCGCCTATTGCAATGGCCAAGAATGCTATCGGTCTTGCAATTGCAGCCGAGGAGTATGGAAGCAAGTTTTATGCCAATGGTGCTGCACCGAGTGGTGTGCTTGAACACCCTGGAACATTAAAAGACCCATCAAAAGTAAGGGACTCATGGTCGCAGACTTTTGGTGGTAGTGCAAATTCGCATAAGGTGGCTGTTTTGGAAGAAGGAATGAAGTACACACCAATTTCCATTTCTCCGAATGAAGCACAGTTTTTAGAAACAAGAAAATTTCAGATAGATGAGATTGCTCGAATTTTCAGAGTGCCTCCGCACATGGTAGGTGACCTTGAGAAGTCGAGCTTTTCTAATATTGAGCAGCAGTCACTTGAATTTGTGAAATATACTCTTGACCCCTGGGTTTCAAGGTGGGAGCAGAATATGGCTCGATCTCTGTTAACAGCAGAAGAAAAACAATCTTATTTTATCAAGTTTAATGTGGACGGACTTCTTCGTGGTGACTATCAGAGCCGTATGAACGGTTATGCCACTGCAAGACAGAATGGCTGGATGTCTGCCAATGACATAAGGGAACTTGAGAATCTCGACAGAATTCCTGCAGAACTCGGTGGTGACCTTTATCTTATCAACGGCAACATGACCAAGCTTGAAGATGCAGGTATTTTTGCTGCAAGCCCGGATACATCAGACGGAGAGGAGAAAGCAGATGAAGAACAAGAAGTTCTGGAACTGGAAGAGCCACAAGACTCTAAACCAGGCAAACGAAGAAGTCGCAGAACGAGTCCTTGAGTTACACGGCACCATTGCCGAAGAAAGCTGGTTTGATGATGATGTCACACCACAGCTTTTCAAGGATGAGCTAAATGCCGGAAGTGGAGATATTACCGTATGGATTAATTCTCCGGGCGGTGACTGTGTGGCTGCGGCTCAGATCTACAATATGCTCACACAGTACAAAGGAAATGTCACAGTGAAGATTGATGGTATTGCAGCATCAGCAGCATCGGTCATTGCGATGGCAGGAAACACAGTGCTTATGTCCCCTGTTTCCATGATGATGATTCATAACCCTGCAACTGTAGCATTCGGTGACCATGCAGAAATGCAGAAGGCTATCGATATGCTTGCAGAAGTGAAAGAGTCCATCATCAATGCCTATGTGATTAAGACTGGTCTTTCCAGATCAAAGCTTAGTCACTTGATGGATGCCGAGACCTGGATGGATGCCAACAAGGCCGTTGAACTTGGCTTTGCTGATGACATCATTACAAGAGCAGAAACAAAACCGAATACTGATCCCGAAGAAGAGGACGAAGATGAAGAAAGCACCGAAGAGAAGGAAAAGAAACCTTCCGATTCGATGCTTTTTTCACGCAAGGCAGTAAACAACGCTCTTATGAACAAGCTGGAAAAACACTATGTCCAGCCTAAAGAAACCGTAACAAAGCAGGCAGAGATTTCTGCACCTGCAAACAAAGGCACTCCTGCAAAAGAAATCAAGGAGCGTCTGGACTTTATCAAGAAATTCATTTAAGGAGGAATTCTATTATGACTATTAAGGATTTAATCGAAAAGAGAGCAAAGGTGTGGGAAACTGCAAAGAACTTTGTGGAGACTCACGAAGACAAGAACGGTGTGCTTTCCGATGAGGATACAGCAACCTACAACAAGATGGAGAAGGAAATCGAGGATTTGACTGCTGCCATCGACCGTCAGCAGAGAGCAGAACGCAGAGAGGCGGAACTTGCAAAGCCTGTTAATTCTCCGATTACTGGTAAGCCTTTTATGGGTGATGCCAAGGAAGTGAAGAAGGGTCGTGCTTCCGATGCTTATAAGGATGCGATGCTTTCTGCAATGCGTTCTAATTTCCGTAATGTAAGCAATGTGTTACAGGAAGGTGTGGATGCCGATGGTGGTTACCTTGTGCCGGAAGAGTATGACCGCAGACTTATCGATGTGCTTGATGGTGAGAACATCATGCGTAGTCTTGCTACAAAGATTACTACTGCAGGTCAGCATAAGATTAACATCGCAGCTACCAAGCCTGCAGCTGCATGGATTGAGGAAGGTGGAGCATTATCTTTCGGTGATGCAACATTCGACCAGATCTATCTTGATGCCTACAAGCTTCATGTAGCAATCAAGGTTACTGAAGAGTTGCTTTATGACAATGCCTTCGGTCTTGAAAACTACATCATCACTCAGTTCGGTAAGGCTTTAGCAAATGCCGAAGAGGATGCGTTCCTTAACGGTAACGGAACTGGAAAGCCTACTGGTATCTTTGCAGCAAACGGTGGTGGTCAGATTGCAGCTACTCTTACTGCAGCTATCAAGTCCGATGACCTTATCGATTTGGTATATGGTCTTAAGAGACCTTATCGTAAGAACGCATCTTTCATCATGAATGATGCAACACTTGCTTCTATCAGAAAGCTTAAGGACAACAATGGTGCCTACATCTGGCAGCCTTCCTACAAAGAGGGAGAACCTGACAGAGTGCTTGGCTATGCTGTTCACACTTCTGCTTTTGCACCTACAAATGCGATTGCATTCGGTGATTACAGCTACTACAACATCGGTGACCGTGGTTCTCGTTCTTTTGCAGAACTTCGTGAACTTTTCGCTGGTAACGGCATGGTTGGTTATGTAGCCAAGGAAAGAGTCGATGGTAAGCTTATCCTTCCTGAAGCAGTACAGATCTTAAAGCTTAAGGAAGAAACTGCAACTACTAAGGGTTAAGAATAATTAAGTGTGACACCCTATGACGGCTATTTACTATCCTTTTCTATAGGGATAAAAAAATAAAGCCTATATATAGATATAGGGAATGCCAGTCATAACGTGTCACTGATTATTAGGTGGTGATAGATATGATTGTAAATCTTGATGAGATGAAGGGTTACCTTCGAGTGGACTTTGATGACGATGATACGCTTATCGAAAGTTTCATCACAACCGGGCAGAATCTCTGTGCAGATATAGCAAGGTTATCCGTGGATGAACTGGGTGCGATTCCATCATCCAAGATTGCTGTCATGTACGCAGTTGCCTATCTGTATGAACACAGAGAAGATGCAGATCATCATCAGCTGACCATTTCCCTTCGCTCCCTGCTTGAAGGTGTAAGAAGGAGTGTGTTCTGATGGATATTGCACTTTTGAATGTGAAGATTACGGTACAGAAGAATGAAACTGTTGTAGATGCCATCGGCAATCATAAGAATACCTGGACTGACTATCACACCTGCTTTGCAACCGTAAGTGGCGAGGGTGGTTCTGAAAAGAGTGTGGCAGGTCTTATCGTTGATGATTCCGATATTTCATTTACGGTCAGATACTGCAGGGCACTCGCAGACCTGGATATTACAAAGCACAGAGTTCTTTTTGAAGGCTCTTTATATAATATCGTGTCTGTTGACCACATGAACTACAAGAAGAAATGCCTGAAACTGAAATGTGAGAAAGTGAGGAGATAGTGATGGCAAATGTAAAGATTGATAACCTTGCAGATGAAATCATGAACGGCCTCAAGGAGTATGCTGATCTGGCCACAGATGACTTGAAGAAGTCTGTAAGGAAGGCAGGAAATACAGTAAGGAAAGATATCGCTGCATCTGCTCCAAAGGATACGGGTGCCTATGCGAAGAGCTGGTCGGTCAAGAAAACGAAGGAAACTTCAAATTCACTTGAACTGACGGTGCATTCCAAGAACCGATATCAGCTTGCCCACCTTCTTGAACACGGTCACGCAAAACGTGGTGGCGGAAGAGTGGCTGCAAGACCCCACATTGCCCAGGCAGAAGAGAATGCGATTGAAACATTGGAAACAGAAATCGCAAGAGCACTTGGAGGTATGTGATGGAAGAACTGTTACAAATCATTAAGGAAATGGATATTCCGTTTGCATATGACCATTTTGCAGAGGGAGAAAGTCCAGATCCACCGTTTATCTGTTATCTCTTGCCCGGCAGTGATAACTTCGCAGCTGACGGAAGAGTGTATCTGAAGGTAAACGAAGTCCATATAGAACTGTATACCGATTTGAAGGACTTGTCGGTAGAACAGAAAGTTGAATCCGTGCTTGACAGTCACGGCATTTTTTATGACCGATTGGAAACATGGATTGAAAGCGAAAAGATGTATGAAGTCCTATATTCATTTGAAATGGAGGCATAAAAGCTATGGGTAATAAAGTAAAATACAACCTTAAAAATGTTCATGCTGCAAAGCTTACAAAAACTGCAGATGGCGAGTATACCTATGAAACTCCAAAGGCAATCCCTGGTGCAGTAAGTATCAGTTTGGATGCCGAGGGTGATTCCAGTCCGTTCTATGCAGACGGTATCGTGTACTTCCGTTCTACAGCAAACAACGGTTACAGCGGTGACCTTGAGATTGCTCTTATTCCTGAATGGTTCAGAACTGAAATCTTGAAAGAGGCACTTGATAAGAATGGTGTTCTTGTTGAGAGTGCTACTGTCACAGAGATGGAGAAGTTCGCACTGTTATTTGAATTTGATGGTGATGTGAGATGCATCCGTCACGTCCTTTATAACTGCAGTGCATCTCGTCCTTCTATTGAGTCTGAAACAAAGGAAGATGCAATAGAGCCTGGTACAGAGAAGTTATCTCTTACAGCTGATCCTAGAGAAGATGGTCTTGTGAAGTCAAGAACCGGGGATGCAACTGATGAGGCAACATACAACAACTGGTATAAGAACGTGTACATTCCTGTTGCCAAGGATACTGTAGGTTAAGGAGGAGTAGCATATGCTTAAAAAGGTTATTAATGTCGGTGGTAAAGAAGTGGCATTCCGTTCTTCTGCAACGGTGCCTCGTCTTTATCGTGCCAAATTCAAGAGAGATATTTTCAAGGATTTAGCGAAACTTGAGAGTTCGTATAAGGGCAGCAAGGAAGATGGTGAGGAGTTCGCAATCGATGATCTTGAAATCTTCGAGAACGTAGCCTACATCATGGCCTACCATGCAGACCATACGATTCCGGCAAATATTGATGACTGGCTTGACCAGTTCGAGATGTTTTCCATCTATGAGGTATTGCCTGAAATCCTTGCACTTTGGGGTACGAACCTTATTACTGATATCGAGTCTAAAAAAAACTTAAACGCAGTAGCAGGGAGATGACAACCCCGCTGTTCCTCCTTCGTTGCCTTGAGATAGGAATTTCCATCAAAGACCTTGATTATCTTACCATTGGTATGGTGATGGATATCTGGACTGAAAAAGGAAATGATTCCTACAAGTATGACAATGTTGCAACCCAGGAGGACTTTGACAAATTCTAATAATATTGCAATGGGACTTTTGCTTATAGCAGGAGTCCTTTTTGCGTTAAAGGAGGTATCTGCCAATGGCAAATAGAATCAAAGGTATAACCGTTGAGATTGGCGGAGATACCACTAAACTACAAACAGCATTAAAAGGTGTCAACGGACAGATTAAGAGTACACAGTCTGCTCTTAAGGATGTTGAAAAACTTCTGAAACTTGACCCTACAAATACAACTCTGCTTGCCCAGAAACAGAAACTTCTTACACAGGCAATCGGAGAAACAAAAGAAAAGCTTGCTACCTTAAAGACGGCAGCACAGCAGGCAAATGAACAGCTGCAGAAGGGTGAGATTACTCAGGAGCAGTATGATGCTCTTCAAAGAGAGATAGCTGAAACAGAGGCTGAACTTAAAAAGCTTGAATCACAGGCGTCAAAAGCAAATCAGACTCTTGCAAAGATTGGTGAGGTCGGAGAGAAACTTGAAAATGCCGGACAGAAGATTACCAATGTCGGTAAGAAAGTTACAGTAGTATCCACGGCTGTTACTGCAATGGGTGGTGCTGCCGTAAAGACTGCTGCCGACTTTGAAAGTTCCATGAGCCAGGTTCAGGCTACTATGGGAATTACCAAGGATTCCATGTCAACACTTGATGGGCAGTCTGTTAATACAATGGATGCCTTATCTGACCTTGCAAAGGAAATGGGCTCTAAGACAGCTTTCTCTGCCAGCGAGTGTGCCGAGGCATTAAACTACCTTGCACTTGCCGGATATGATACCCAGGAGATGGCAGATACACTTCCTACGGTTCTTAACCTGGCAGCTGCAGGTGGACTTGACCTTGCATCGGCATCGGACATGGTTACAGATGCTATGTCTGCCCTTGGAATGGAAACCAAGGATGCTGACAAGATGGTCGATCAGATGGCAAAGACGGCTTCTTCTACAAACACCTCTGTAGGTCAGTTGGGAGAAGGTATTCTTACTATCGGTGCTACGGCAAAGTCCATCAAGGGTGGTACAGCAGAACTTAATACAGCACTCGGTATTCTTGCCAACAACGGTATCAAGGGTGCTGAAGGTGGTACGCATCTTCGAAATGTCATTCTTTCATTACAGAATCCAACCGATAAGGCAGCGGATACGATAGATGCACTTGGTGTATCTGTATTTGACTCCGAAGGTAATATGAGAAGTCTGAATGATATACTTGGTGACCTTAATACAAGTATGGAAGGAATGACTGCTGAAGAAAAAGCCAATATCATCAGTAAGATTTTCAATAAGACAGATCTTTCTTCTGTAAATGCTCTGTTAGCTAATACGGGAGATACCTGGGATGAACTGCAGACTTCCATTGAAAACAGTGGTGGTGCAGCACAGCAGATGGCAGACACACAGCTTGATAACCTTTCAGGTCAGCTTACGATTCTGAAATCTGCAGTAGAGGGTTTTGCAATTTCTATCGGTGAGACTCTTATGCCGATGATCAAGAATATCGTGGCAAAGCTACAGTCCTTTGTTGACTGGCTTAATAACCTGGACGAGGGTACAAGGCAGGTCATTGTAAAGATTGGATTATTTGTTGCTGCACTTGGCCCCGTGCTAGTCATTCTGGGAACGGTCATATCGAAGGTCGGAGTCACCATGCAGGCTTTCAGTAAACTTGGACTCAAGATTTCTGGAGCAGTTGCAAATGCTGGTGGCTTGTCTGGTGTGATGGGGAAATTAGGTACGGCTATTATGGGTGTTAATCCGGTGGTTCTTGCCGTTGTGGCTGCGATAGCACTTCTGGTAGGTGCGTTTGTACATCTTTGGAGAACCAACGAAGATTTCAGAAATAACATCATTGCTATTTGGAATAGAATCAAGGCTGTATTTGAGAACTTCGCAAAGGGTATTACTGATCGATTAAATGCACTAGGCTTTAATTTCGAGAATTTCGGAGAAGTGGTAAAGGCTGTATGGAATGCTTTCTGCAGTGTACTTGCTCCGGTATTTGAAGGCGTGTTCACGCAGATAGCAAATATCCTTGAAGGTGTGCTTGGTGTTATCTTGGGAATTGTTGATGTATTTATCGGCATCTTTACAGGAAACTGGTCACAGGTATGGGAAGGTGTCAAAGGCATCTTCGGTTCAGTTTGGGACTTTATCAAGAATACGTTTACAAACTACATGAATGTTATTCAGAACGTTGCAAATGTGGTGCTTGGATGGTTCGGTACGAGCTGGAATGAAGTGTGGACAGGCATCCGAGATTTCTTTGTAAATCTATGGACGGGAATTGTTACTTTCTTTACGAACTTGTGGGAAACCATCAAGAATATCGTACAGACAGCAATTATGTTCATTTCATCAATATTCCAGGCAGCATTTGAAATCATCACATTGCCGTTCAGGTTTATATGGGAGAACTGTAAGGAAATCATTATTACAGTTTTCAATGCGATAAAAGAAAAGATAACTACTGTTATTAACGCCGTGGCTACAGTATTAAATACAGTACTTACAGCTATCAAGACGGTGTTTTCAACAGTGTGGAACGCAATAAAGACTGTTGTTACAACTGTTATCAATGCAATTAAAACTACTGTTACAACTGTGTTTAATGCGATTTATTCAACAGCAACAACAGTATGGAATGCAATCAAGACTGCTGTGACAACTCCGATAAATGCTATCCAGAATACAGTTACAACTGTGTTCAATGCTGTGAAGAGTACGATTAGTTCCGTATTCAATAGTATAAAAAGTACGGCTACATCAGTATGGAATGGTATCAAGTCGGCAATCACTACACCGATTGAGGCAGCAAAGAATAAAGTGAAATCTGTGGTTGATGCAATAAAGGGATTCTTCTCCGGTATGAAGATATCTCTGCCCCACATCAAACTTCCACACTTTAAGGTTTCTGGTTCACTTTCCATTGCTCCACCATCTGTTCCTAAGCTTTCTATCGACTGGTATAAGAATGGTGGTATTATGACCAAACCGACTGCATTTGGTATGAATGGCAGTTCATTGATGGCTGGTGGTGAGGCAGGAGCAGAGGCTATCCTTCCTCTTTCTGCTTTCTATAAACAGCTTGAGGCAATGCTTGACAGCAGACTTAATATGTCGAGCATGGAAAAATACCTTGCAGTCATAGCAGACAACAGCAGCAAGGGTATCTATCTTGAAGATGGAACACTTGTGGGACATTTACTTCCTGCTATTGATGATGGTCTTGGTAAACAGCAGAAATTAACAAGGAGGCTTGCACTATGATAAAGGATATTAAAATCAATAATATTTCGTTATCCGGTATGGGATGGATTAGAGAAAACATTGATTTTCCTACTCCGCAGTCTCAGTCAGAAACAGTGGTAGTTCCCGGACGCAATTCTCCAATAAGATTTACAGAGGCTCTTGGCTCGGTTTCATTCCAGCCCAGAGCCTTTACTATTTCTTTGTCTATGCTTGGTACAAGAGAAAGATTCAATGAACTTGTAAGGGAAACAAGTAATCAGTTTGCAGGCAGACTTGCAAAGGTTATTACAAGTGAAGAACCGGATTTATACTGTATCGGAACATTGGAAATTGAAACATCCTATGATCCTCTTGAAGGAAAGGGCGAACTTGTAATCAGCTGTTCCGATGCCGATTCCTACAGATATCATGTTGATGAAACGAACCTTGTTGTTTCAGGTAATAAAATAGTTATTCTCGCAAATGATTATATGCCTGTAGTTCCGGTAGTAGTAACGACCGCCGATACGACCTTAAGCTGGAAGATTGGCACGGATTCATTCCATAAGACTGTCAGTGCAGGTACTTGGGAGTTCCCTGAAATGGAACTTGCACACGGTAATAACTCCATCACAGTTAAGACAACAGGAACGGTTACCTTCCGATACAGGGAGGGTTGCCTATGAGTCTTTTTAGAATATTTATTGACGGGAATCTGTTTTATCATCCGAATCTTTCAAAGCTTGCTATTACAACAGCACAGATAAAAGAAGAGGCAGAAAACATAGACAGCCTTAAACTGTCTGCTCCATACAATCATCCGTATCTTGAAACAATCAAACCTATGGCATCAGTCATCATCTGCAAGAAAGGTGATGAAACTGTATTTGAAGGCAGAGCATTGGATAATGGCAGTGATTTCTACAACACACATACCTGGACTTGTGAGTCCTGTCTTGCTTATCTGAAAGACACCTTACAGCCACCATTTGAATATAAGGGGCCGTTACGAGGACTTTTGGAGCAGTTCATTTCGGTGCATAACAGTTCGGTTGAAGAGCAGAAGAAGTTTACTGTTGGCAATGTAACAGTAGCAGATGGAAATGATTATATTTCATATTCCAGCTCTGATTACTCCACTACACTTAATGCTATCAAGAACAAGCTGATTAATACGCACGGAGGATATCTGCAGGTCAGATACACCGATAGCGGTAAGTACCTGGATTATCTTTCGGACTTCAAAAGCAAATCCACACAGAGAGTCGAGTTTGGAAAGAACCTGACTGACGTGAAGATTACAAGAGATCATACGGAACGAGTTACTGTGTTAGTTCCTCTTGGTGCAAGAAAGACCGAAAAGGACGAGAACGGTAATGACAAGCAGACAAATGAACGAGTGGATATCACATCGGTTAATGGTGGAAAGAATTATATCTTTGACCAGAGTGCTGTGGATGAAATCGGCTGGATTTGGACTTCGGAAGTCTGGGACGATGTGACTGTTCCGGGTAATCTTCTTAAGAAGGCAAAGACAAGACTTGCTGATCTTGTAAAGGGTGTTACAAGCATACAACTGACGATTGTTGATGAATCTGATACGGGAGCAGATATCGGAGATATTCATGCAAGGATGTATGTCGAGTGCATCTCGAAACCTCATGGTATCAATGGAACTTATCTGTGTATGAGCAGGACAAGAGATTATCTCAATCCTTCCGGGAACACCATCACAATTGGTGCAAGTGGTGTCAGTCTTTCTGCTGCCACAGTCAAGCAGGATAAGAACATTACAGCACTTGAAGATGATATTCTTGGGCAGACTTCAAAGATAGAAATTATATCCGGCAAGGTTGATGATATCAATTCACAGAAGATGTATCGAACTGAACTTGTGGTTGATGGTGTCAGTATTTTCAAAGATAAGGGTCAGACAAGCACAATGCGATGCAGGGTGTTTTCCTGGGATAAGGAGATTACAGATACACTTGATGCATCACAGTTCGTCTGGCACAGGAAATCTTCCAACGAGGAGATGGATAAGGAATGGGATAAAAACCATATCGGTAAAAAACAAATTACGATTTCAACTGAGGATGTGAGTGATAACGCATCCTTTTATTGTGAAGTCATTTTATAGGAGGAGATTACATGGCTACGATTTTAACTTCAAGTCAGCAGACCTTTGTTGATATCACTGATCAGCGAAAACTGTCTGCATATATCACATCAAATCTTCCAAAGACGCAGAGTGAAAACCCTAATACACTGCCACATGAATATGCTCCAAGCTGGACAAGTACAAACCTTGTGCTTACTCCGGTTATCTTTCTTGACCAGACAAGCATTTCGCTTTCTGCTACAGGAGTAACGATTTCATGGAAAAGAAAAGATGGTGTTTCTACAGAAACTAGTCTTGTGAGTGGTGAAAGTGTCAACAAGGGAATTCTTACAGTCAATGATAATAAGCTTGCAGACTCTGACTCAGGAATGATTACCTATATCTGCTATATCAGTTACTACGATTCTGAAACAAAGAATACGGTCAATATTTCAGCGGATATAACCTACACACTTGTAAAGAATGCTAGCAATGCCAAGCTTTGCTATGTGATATCGGATTCGTATGTATTTAAGTATGATACGACTTCTGCATTGGTGGGGCCAAACCAGGCAACCCTTACTGCACAGGTTCAGGGTGTTACAATCAGCAAATGGCAGTACAAGAACAGTTCTGGTGCTTGGACTGATTATCCAACCACATCAGATAATGCAAACATTGCAGGTGGTACTTTGGTTGTAAAGCCAACCCACTCTGTATTTAACAACAATGTGGCACAGATCAGAGTTACAACTTCGGACACAGATGTCTTTGATACGATTTCGATTTCAAAAATCTATGATGGTGCAAAGGGAGATAAAGGGTCAACGGGTTCAACTGGAAGTGGTGGACTTTCGGTCATTCTTGGAAATGAAACACAGACAATTGCCTGTACATCTGCCGGAAAGACATCGGCAGCATCAACTATTACGATTCCATTTGTCGGCTATGTTGGTATTACGCAGACGGCCTGTACCTGTGCTGTAGGAACTTTACCTACAGGAATTACCCTTAAATCAAATACAGTTGCAACGGCTACTGCAGGAGGCTCGGTTGTGTTATCAGTGGCAGCATCTTCTGACCTTGGAAATGCAACAACACTTACGGGAGATATCACACTTACATTTACGATTTCAGGCAAGACCGTTACAAAAGTTTTTACCTGGACAAAATCAAAGGCAGGAAGTAACGGCTCATCTGCTGTTGTCTTTTCTGTTTATGCACCTAATGGAACAATCGTGATGAATCAGTCAGGCAAGCTTACACTTGCTACATCTGCATTTGTAGGTGCAACAGCTATTACAAGCGCAACCTATCAGTGGGCAAAATATGTAAGTGGTACATGGACAAATATCAGTGGTGCAACAGCAGCAACACTTGAGGTATCAGGTTCTGATATCGTGAATATCCAGTCTTACAGATGTACGATGACTTATGCAAGCAAGAATTATGTTGATGTCATTACGGTCGAAGATAAATCAGATCCGTATGTTTCGGAGATGCTTTCCATCGGTGGATTTACAGTCAAGAACAATCTTGGTGGTCTTGTTCCCTACATCATTGTAAGAACAAATCAGCAGGAAGTTGATTCTCTTTTAGGCAATATCAGTGAAACAGCACCATCGAGTCCTAAGAGTGGTGACTTCTGGTATAAGGTAGACCATTCTGCCAAGACAGTGACTTTGATGAAATATAACGGAACAGCATGGGCAAATGCAACTGAAAAGCAGAGCCTTACCTATACCTGGTATGCACAGAACAAGGATGGCAAGGAAGTTACATTTTCAAAGACAGGAAAGGTTATCTATCTCTCGGCAGCAGATATTGATAGTTTGCTTACTTTACAGTGCGATGTTTCTAACTGATGGGAGGTGTTAATGATGGCACTTTTAACTTCGTGTCAGAATACGTTTCAGAGTGTTGTGGCTTATGAAGATGCTTTAGATGATATCTCAACTCTTAAGGTGCAGGTTCATGAATGCTATTCAGAAATCACAAAGACATCAAGCGAGATTTTAAGTACCGTTCACGATACCTACATTGAGAAATCAGAATTGGAATCCATACAGAAGGACTTTCAGTCAAGCATCACGCAGAATAGTAGTGAAATACGAATGGACTTCACTGCCGTGACGGATGAAATAAAAAATAACGTGGCAACCAATCAGGAACTGCTTGAAGAGTATATACGATTCAAGGGAGCCCTTATTGAACTTGGAAGGGTTGGTAATGCTTTTACTGCAGAACTATCCAATGAAGAACTTGCTTTCAAGGAAAACGGACAGAAGATTGCATATATTTCAAACAACAGTCTGGTTATCACAAATGCAGAAATAAGAAACAAGCTGTCCCTTGGAAATGCATCCAGGGGATGGTTTGATTTTATACCAAGATCATCAGGTAACCTTTCTATCGTATGGAGAGGTACAAGTTAAGGAGGAATAGCCTATGGCATCAAGCGGAAGTATTACCACAAATGAAAATCAAGGCCGTTCGGTTACTCTATCGTGGTCGATTTCAAGCCAAAGTATTGCTGATAATACTTCAACGTTATCATGGACACTAAAAGGTTCAGGCTCTGCATCAGGATGGGTAAAGGCCGGAGGATTTAAGGCGGTTATAAATGGTACAACAGTTTATTCCACCTCAACAGATTCTCGTATCTCTCTATATAACGGTACGGTAGTTGCATCAGGGACGATAAAGATTACGCATAATGCAGATGGTACTAAATCATTTGGTCTAAGCTGTGAAGCAGGTGTTTATACTTATGCTGTCAGCGTAACAGCTAGTGGAACGCATACACTTACAACAATTCCAAGAGCATCATCAATCAGTATGAGCACAGGCACTATGGGAAGTGCGTCAACTATTACTATTTCAAGGGCATCCAGTTCTTTTACTCATACACTTTCATATGCCTTTGGTTCTGCTACAGGAACGATTACAAGTAAGACTACCTCTACATCTGTATCATGGACGCCTTCATTAACCCTTGCACAGCAGATACCGAGTTCGACTTCTGGTACAGTGATAATTACCTGTGATACCTATAACGGAAGTACGAAGATTGGCTCAAAGAGTATTACGGCTACTCTAAAAGTTCCTGATTCAGTCAAACCTACTTTAACGAGTGTTACAGCAACAAGAGTTGATGGTGATGTACCATCTGATTGGGGTATTTATATTCAGGGAAAATCAAAGGCTACACTTAAGATAAATGGTGCAGCAGGAGCACAGGGTTCGACTATCAGTTCCTACAGTATTTCCGGTGGTGGTTTTTCATCTACGGCATCATCCTTTACAACGGGATTTTTAACTACTTCTGGAACGATTACTTTTACAGCAAAGGTTACTGATTCAAGAGGTCGAACATCAGATGAAAAGACAGTTTCTATTTCAGTTGTTGCTTACAGTTTGCCAGTAGTATCAAGTCACAGTTCGCAGAGATGCAACAGTTCCGGTACTGTTCAGGATGCAGGAACATATATTAAAGGTCTACTTTCGTTCAGATATTCATCATGCAGTAGCAAGAATACAGTAACAACAGCAACCTACTACAAGAAATCGTCTGCAACATCCTGGACGAATGCAAGTAAGACATTTACTTCGGGTACGGCCTTTACTTTTGGTGGTTCAATATCTACAGAGTCATCGTATGATATTAAATATACAATCACCGATGCTTTTGCAACGATTACAGTATTAGACACTGTGTCTACAGCATCAGTTCTTATGGACTTTAAAGCTGGTGGAAAAGGTATTGCCATTGGAAAGGTTTCTGAATATGACAATACTTTGGAATTATCAGATAAGTGGGATTTGAAGGTTTACGGAAAGCTACTAAAGGCTTATGTGGTTGATAGTATTTATCCTGTCGGAAGTATTTATATGAGTGTTAATTCTACTAGTCCGGCTACTTTATTTGGTGGCACATGGACACAGTTAAAGGATAGATTCCTTTTAGGTGCAGGAACTACTTACTCAAACGGTGCAACAGGAGGAGCTGCGACACATAAATTGACTGTAGCGGAGATGCCGAGCCATGCTCACGATACACCGTTTTTTAATAACATGACAAATAACGGTGAAATGAAAAGTGACTTTATTGGTGTATTTGGAAAAGGTATGACTGCGAGTGCAGCTATCAAAGAGATGGGTGCATCATCTACTATGGAAATGTGGTGGATTAATCAGACGAATACTGCTGAAGGAAATGAATGGAGTTATCTTACTTCATCAAAAGGTGGAAATACGGCTCATAACAATATGCCACCTTATTTAGTTGTTTATATGTGGAAACGAACAGCATAGCTTTGTTATTCAGTATCTCGAAAGAGGTGCTTTTTTTTATACCAATTTATAAGGAAACGGAGGTTTTTAACATGAAGGAATTCTGGAACGGAATACAGTTTGTATTCACTATGATTGGTGGCTGGCTTGGATACTTCCTTGGTGGCTGTGATGGACTTCTTATCGCATTGGTTCTCTTCGTAGTGATGGATTACATCACAGGAGTCATGTGTGCCATTGCAGATAAGACATTATCCAGCGAGGTTGGATTCAAAGGTATCTGCCGTAAGGTTTTAATTTTTATCCTTGTAGGCATAGGAAACATTCTGGATGTTCAGGTGATTGGTACGGGAAGTGTTCTTCGTACAGCGATCATCTTTTTTTATATCTCAAACGAAGGTGTATCCCTTCTTGAGAATGCAGGACATCTTGGATTGCCAATCCCGGCTAAATTAAAAATCGTATTACAACAGCTGCATGATCGTGCAGAAGATGATAAGGAGGAATAATCTATGGGTTACACAAATAGTTCAATGGTTTCATATACCAAATTAAGTCCTAACCATTCAGGACAGCGAACACATTCTATTGACCGTATCACACCTCACTGTGTTGTAGGTCAGTGCAGTGTAGAAACATTAGGTAATGTTTTCTACCCTACATCAAGACAGGCAAGCTGCCAGTATGGTATCGGAGTTGATGGCCGTGTTGGTATGTACTGTGAAGAAAAGAACCGTTCCTGGTGTTCTTCAAGTAATGCCAATGACCAGAGAGCAGTCACTATCGAATGTGCGAGTGATACATATTCTCCATATGCTATGAACAGCAAGGTCTACGATACTTTGATTAAGCTTTGTATCGACATCTGCAAGCGTAATGGAAAGAAGAAACTTATCTGGCTTGGTGATAAGGACAAGACCCTTAACTACACACCAAAGTCAGATGAGATGGTAATCACTGTACACAGATGGTTTGCCAATAAGTCATGTCCGGGTGACTGGCTTTATTCAAGACTTGGAGATTTGGCTGCAAAGGTTACAGCAGGACTTGGTGCATCAGACAATACACCTGCTCCACAGACACCTTCAAAGAAGGTTTACTATCGTGTGAGAAAGAGCTGGAACGATGCCAAGTCACAGAAAGGTGCATTTACTGTACTTGCCAATGCCAAGAAATGTGCTGATTCTAATAAGGGATATTATGTCTTTGACGAAAACGGAAAAACAATCTATCCGGTACAGAATGCTAAAAAGACTGTTGATGAACTTGCAAGAGAAGTCATCAATGGTAAATGGGGCAACGGAACAGAACGTAAGAACAGACTTACAAATGCTGGCTATGATTACTATGCCGTACAGAAAAGAGTAAATGAAATCTTATCTTAAAACGGAATAACTAACAAGGCTTTGACCTGCTTGCATTCTTTTTTGAATGTGGGCAGGTCTTTTTTTATTTTTACGTCCTTTTGACAGTTCGTTCAAGGCTACTAGATAGGAAGAGCAATTGAAAGAACGAAAGAAAAAAAGATTTTTTGAAAAACGTCCTTTTCCCTATCTTCCCAAGGCTAATAGATAGAGGGTAACAAAAAACTCTCGAAAATGGAGGTGTTAACGATGAAACACAATCTGCACATCAGTGTTTCTGACAAGCCACAGAGAAACGGTATGGTTTCCTGCAAAAGCATCACCTTAAGAGAACGATTTCTGCGGATGCTGTTTGGCAAAAAGCAGAAGATCACAATTCTTGTGCTGGGTGACTGTATCCAGGAACTTGCCATAACAAAGATTACGGAAGGAGGTAGACCATGAGCAAAGTAACCGTAGTACTTGATGCACTTATTGATGTTATTTCAAATGTTCGTGCTTTGGCTGACAGCTTGCAGGTATTTGCAGATGCATTGACAGAGATTAAAGCAATCGATGTTCAGGCAATTGAAGTAAAAGAAGAACCTGTAGCACAGATTCCTGAAAAGGAATCAAAGCCGAAGAAGGAAAAAGCCAAGACTTACACATTGGAAGATGTCAGAGGAGTTCTAGCCGAAAAGAGCCAAAACGGACTTACTGCAGAAGTAAAGGGTCTTATCACTAAGTATGGTGGTAGCAAGTTATCAGACATCGACCCTAGTCAGTATGCAGCAATTATCAAAGAGGCGGAGGTGCTTGGAGATGAGTAAACACGCATTCCTTTCACCTTCGAGTTCTCACAGATGGCTCAACTGTACACCTAGTGCAAGCCTTGAGTCAGAGTTCGAGAACAAAACAAGCCAAGCAGCAGAAGAAGGAACAGCTGCTCACGCATGGTGCGAACACAAGCTTAAGAAGGCTCTCCGCAGAAGAAGTAAAAGACCTGTTTCATCCTATGACAGTGATGAGATGCAGGAACACACAGATGCATATGTGGACTTTGTCTTAGAACAGCTTGACCTTGCAAAGCAGAACTGCAAGGACCCATTGGTGCTGATAGAGCAACACGTAGACTTCTCTGAATATGTCCCGGATGGTTATGGTACAGCAGACTGTGTGATTGTTTCGGACGATAAGCTTCACATCATTGATTTCAAGTACGGCATGGGAGTTCTGGTAGACGCAACAGATAATCCACAGATGAAATGCTATGCACTCGGTGCCCTTGCAATCTATGACAGCTTATATGACATCAAGGAAGTGTCAATGTCCATCTTCCAGCCACGCAGGGAGAATGTGAGTACCTGGACAATTTCGGTTGATGAATTGAAGACCTGGGCAGAAGAAGTATTAAAGCCAAAGGCTGAAATGGCCATGAATGGCGAAGGCGAATACTGTCCCGGCGAGTGGTGTACATTCTGCAGGGCAGCAGTCAGATGCAGAGCAAGAGCAGAAGAAAAGCTGAAGCTTGCACAGGAAGAATTCAAACTTCCTCCACTTCTTACAGATGGGGAAATCGAAGAAATCTTATCGGTCATTCCTGATCTTACAAAGTGGGCAAATGAGATTATGGCTTATGCTACCGAATCAGCTGTGAGCCACGGCAAGCAGTGGAACGGATTCAAGGTTGTTGAAGGACGCTCTGTCCGTAAGTACACGGACGAAGATGCAGTTGCCAAAGCAGCCAAGGAAGCAGGCTATAAGGATATTTACCGTCAGAGTCTTATTACTCTTACAGAGATGCAGAAACTGATGGGTAAAGCAACATTTGAAAAGGTACTGGGTGACCTTATCTACAAACCACCCGGAAAGCCGACTCTTGTACCGAACTCGGATAAGAGAGAGGCAATGAATATATCAGACGCTAAAAACGAATTTAAAATGGAGGATTAACGATTATGGCGAATGTAAGTAAAACAAAAGTTATCACAGGCAAGAACACAAGACTTTCTTATTTCCACGGATGGGAACCTACATCTATCAATGGTGGACCTGAAAGATACAGCGTATCTGTTCTTATTCCAAAGGACGACAAGGAAACAGTAAAGGCTATCAATGATGCAATTGATGCAGCTATTGAAGAAGGCATTGCAAAGTTCGGTGGCAAGAAACCTAACAAGGCAGCTATCAAGCTTCCTCTTCGTGATGGTGACACAGAGCGTGAGGACGAGGCTTATGCCGGACATTGGTTCATCAATGCCAACAGTAAGACAGCACCTCAGATTGTTGATAAGGCCGTAAAGCCTATCCTTGACCGTGATGAGGTCTACAGCGGTTGCTATGCAAGAGTATCTCTTAACTTCTATGCATTCAACTCCAACGGCAATAAGGGTATTGCCTGTGGCCTTGGAAACATTCAGAAGATCAGAGATGGAGAATCCCTTGGTGGTCGTAGCTCTGCAACTGATGACTTCAGCACAGAGGAAGATGACGATTTCTTATCTTAATCTGAACTGACCTTTTAACTTCCTGCAGGCGGTGTGAAACACCACCGTCTGCAACTATTACAAATATATGAGGTAAACGATATGAACGAATTATATGAATTAGCAAAGCAGATTGATGTGATTATCATTTTCTACTTCTTTATGGGAGCAGGAATCTACGGAATCGTAAGTACCATCATGAATGGTATCTGGCTTATCAAAGATTCCATCAAGAAGCATAAGGCAAAGAAAAAATCTGCTGAAGAAACAACTGAAGAATAAAAGTATGCAGGCGGTGGAGGAATATGCTCTGCCGTCTGTTTTACTTTGGAAGGAAGTGAGAATGTGAAATCAATCAGTATAGATATTGAGACCTTTTCAAGTGTGAGTCTGCAGAAGTCCGGGGTCTACCGTTATGCAGAGAGTGATGACTTCGAGATTCTGCTTTTCGGATATTCCGTTGATGGTGGTGAGGTCAAGGTTGTAGATCTGGCAATGGGAGAAAAGATACCAGACGATATTATTGATGCTCTTACAGACGATGAAGTTATCAAATGGGCTTTCAATGCACAGTTTGAAAGAGTCTGCTTATCCAGGTATCTGCGTGAGAATGGTGTATCTCTTAAGGGATATTGTCTTGATCCTGTGTCGTGGCATTGCACGATGGTATGGGCTGCAACTCTCGGTCTTCCATTATCCCTGGAAGGTGTGGGAGCCGTTCTTGGTCTTGAAAAGCAGAAGCTGTCAGAAGGTAAGAATCTCATCAAATACTTCTGTGTTCCATGTTCTCCTACAAAGGTCAATGGTGGCAGGACAAGAAATATGCCATATCACGATTTGGAGAAGTGGACACAGTTCAAGGCATACAACCTTCGAGATGTTGAAACGGAAATGGGTATCCAGCAGAAACTTTCAAGATTCCCTGTCAGCGAAACCATCTGGGATGAGTATCACTTAGACCAGGAAATCAATGACCGAGGAATCGGTGTGGATATGACCTTTGTGGAGAATGCAATAGCCTTTGATGAAAAAAGCAAAGCTGCACTTACAAAGCAGATGCAGGAACTTACCAGTCTTGAGAATCCGAACTCCGTACAGCAGATGAAGAACTGGCTTTCAAAGAATGGACTTGAAACAGACAGCCTTGGCAAGAAGGTGGTGGCAGAGATGATGAAAGATGCTCCTGAACATCTTGTTGATGTCTTATCTCTTCGTCAGCAGCTTGCCAAGAGCAGTGTGAAGAAGTATACGGCTATGGAAAATGCCGTGTGCGAGGATAACAGAGCAAGAGGAATGTTTCAATTTTACGGTGCCAACAGAACAGGCAGGTTTGCTGGAAGACTGGTGCAGCTCCAAAACCTGCCCCAGAACCATATGCCAGATCTTGCAGAGGCAAGAGGTCTTGTAAGAACTGGAAACTTTGATGCACTTGAACTTTTATACGATGATATCCCAGATACCCTGTCACAGCTTATCCGTACTGCCTTTGTGCCACAGGGTGATAACAAGTTCATCGTTGCTGACTTTTCTGCTATTGAAGCGAGGGTTCTTGCGTGGCTTGCTGGCGAAAGATGGAGAATCAAGGTGTTTGAAGAAGGTAAAGACATTTATTGCAGCAGTGCATCACAGATGTTTGGAGTACCTGTTGAAAAGCACGGCATCAACGGTCACTTAAGACAGAAAGGTAAGATTGCTGAATTGGCACTCGGTTATGGTGGTTCGGTCGGCGCATTGAAAGCTATGGGTGCTATTGAAATGGGTCTTACCGAAGAAGAGTTGCAGCCACTTGTGTATGCCTGGCGAAATTCTAATTCTGCAATCACAATGTTGTGGTGGGATATTGATAACTGTGTAAAGGAAACCGTCAAGAAAAGAATCGCAACTCAGACCCACGGTATCCGTTTTGAGTATGAGAGTGGATTCCTTTTTATCGTTCTTCCGTCCGGCAGAAGGCTTGCGTATGTAAAACCTAAGATGGGTGTGAATCAGTTCGGTGGCGAGTCCGTTACCTATGAAGGTGTAGGCGGAACTAAGAAGTGGGAAAGGCTCGAAAGCTATGGTCCAAAGTTCTGTGAGAACATTACGCAGGCTATCGCAAGAGATGTTCTGATGTATGCCATGCAGACATTAAGGTGCTGCAGAATCGTTGCTCATGTGCATGATGAGGTCATCATTGAGTGCAGAAAGGATATGTCCCTTGATGCCGTATGTGAGCAGATGGGAAGAACACCACCTTGGGCAGAAGGACTTCTTCTTCGTGCCGATGGCTATGAATGTCAGTTTTATAAGAAAGATTAATGGAAAACGTCCTTTTTTACCTCCTGCCAAGGCTACCTGGTAGGAGGTGCTTTTTTATGCAGATTACAAAGTTAGAAGAAGGTGCCGTAGCACCAAAACCGGACACAAAGATGTTCACACAGGAAGAACTGCAGCAGGAATTCGACTTCATTCTTGCTGAAAAGATAGTCCGTAAGATGGCAGAAAAGGGTCTTATTTCTGATGATGAATTGCACAAAATCTCGGAGAAAAATCGACTTATTTTCTCTCCGTATTTAAGCGAGATTTATCAGTAATTGACTTGATATATATCGGTATTTACGGGAATATGTCCATGCGAAAGCGAGGTGATTGATGTGAAGAATGTAACGAAAATAAACCAGGTAGACCTTTCGATTTTTAAGAAGTTGAGAGTTGCTGCATACTGCCGAGTATCTACCGACAGCAATGAACAGGAACTCAGCCTGGATACGCAAAAGAACCACTATGAAAGTTACATCAAAGCGAATAGCGAATGGGAGTACGCAGGCATTTACTACGATGACGGTATCAGCGGTACAAAGACAACAAAGCGTGATGGCTTGTTAAGACTTGTTGACGACTGCGAAAAGGGTCTTATCGATCTTGTTATTACAAAGTCCATCAGCAGATTCAGCAGAAACACTACCGACTGCCTGGCTCTTGTAAGGAAACTTTTGAACTACGATGTTTACATCATTTTTGAAAAAGAGAATATTCATACAGGCTCAATGGAGAGCGAACTGATGCTTGCAATCTTGGCCAGTATGGCAGAGAGCGAGTCACGTTCCATTTCCGAGAACGAAAAGTGGAGCATTAAGAAAAGATTCCAGAACGGCACTTATGTGATTTCCTACCCACCTTATGGTTATGCTAATGTTGATGGTGAGATGGTAATTGTGCCTGAACAGGCAGAAGTTGTAAAAAAGATTTTTGCTGGCTGCCTTGCCGGAAAGAGTACACACATCATTGCAAAGGAACTGAATGAAAAATGTGTTCCTACCAAGAAAGGTGGCAAGTGGACAGGTGGCACAATCAACGGCATCCTTACAAACGAAAAGTACATAGGAGATGCACTTTTCCAGAAGACCATCACAGATGCAGCCTTCAAGAGAAAAAGAAACTATGGCGAAGAAGAACAGTACTACTGTGAAGACCACCATGAGGCAATCATTGACCGAGACACCTTTGAGAAGGCTAAGGAAGCAATAAGGCAACGAGGTCTTGAGAAAGGAAATTGTTGTGAGGATACATCAAAATATCAGAACCGATATGTGATGTCCGGCAAAATCAAATGCGGAGAGTGTGGCAGGTCTTTCAAGCGAAGATACCATTACACTTCACACGGGAGAAGCTACAATGCATGGTGCTGCGGTGGGCATTTGGAAGATTCAAAGTCCTGCTCTATGAAGTACATCCGTGATGATGATATGAAGAGAGTTTTCCTTACGATGCTTAACAAGTTGCGTTTTGGAAGTGACCTGGTGCTGAAACCGCTTCTTATAGCCATCACAACAGGCAATTCAAAAAAGAACATCCATAGTATGGAAGAAATCAAAAAAGAGATAGCTGCCAATGAAGAACAGCGAAAGCAGCTGAACACACTTCTCACGAAAGGATATCTTGAAAGACCAGTATTTGCCGAGGCACATAATAAGCTGGTTACGGAATACGAACACTTGATAGCAAAGCGAGATATGTTATACAGAATGGACGATGCCGGATATACGATAGAGCAAAAATTAAAAGAACTGGTGGACTTTCTTAACGGAGCAGAGCCGTTTACCGAATGGGACGATTCCTTGTTTGAAAGGTTTGTGGAAAAGGTAAAGGTGCTGTCCAGGGATGAAGTTGAGTTTGAATTAAAATTCGGCTTAAGGCTGAAGGAAAGGATAGATTGATATGGCACACATACCACTTGGGTACAAAATAGTTGAAGGTTGTGCTGTAGTCGATGAACCGACTGTCGAGCAGATCAAGGCAACCTACAGATACTACTTTGAAGGCAAATCACTGGTTGATGCTGCCAAGGAAGCAGGCTTTAAAATGAACCATGCAACGGTCAAGAGAATGCTTTCCAATAAGAAGTATCTGGGGACTGACTATTACCCGCAGATTATTGATGAAGAAACCATAGAAAGGTTTCTGAAAGAACTGACACGAAGGGCAGGCAACCTTGGAAGGCTTGACAGAAAGTGCAAGGAGAGAAATATTACGATACCTACATCATTTCAATTCAAGCCTGCAGAACTTACCTTTGCCGATCCCTTTGAGCAGGCAGAATACATTTACAGTTTGATAGAGAGCGAGGAATAACACATGGCAGGAGCAAAGAACATAACAGTTATCCCGGCAAGAAAGCGTGTAGGTAATACAGCCACTGCTGATAACAAGCCAAAATTAAAAGTCGCAGCGTACTGCCGAGTAAGTACAGACAGCGAGGAACAGGCTACAAGCTATGATGCACAGGTTGAGCATTACACAGAATTCATAAGGAAGAACCCTGAATGGGAGTTTGCCGGGATATATGCTGATGACGGTATCAGCGGTACAAACACCAAAAAGCGTGAAGAATTTAATCGAATGATTGAAGATACGATGGCAGGCAAAATCGACATGATTATCACAAAATCGATCAGCCGATTTGCAAGAAACACCCTCGACTGCCTTAAGTACATAAGACAGCTGAAGGAAAAGAACGTGCCAGTATTCTTTGAAAAGGAAAACATCAATACGATGGATTCCAAGGGTGAGGTACTGCTTACCATTATGGCCTCCCTTGCACAGCAGGAATCAGAATCCCTTTCCAAGAATGTTAAGATGGGACTTCAGTTCCGATACCAGAACGGAGAAGTTCAGGTAAATCATAACTGGTTCTTGGGATACACAAAGGACGAGAACGGACACCTCATCATTGATGAAGACCAGGCAATCATTGTAAGACGAATCTTTCGAGAGTATCTGCAAGGAGCAAGCCTTAAGACCATAGCGGACGGACTTATGGCAGATGGCATTCCTACAGCAACCGGGAACAAGAAGTGGCGTGGGGACGGCATCAGAAAGATACTTACCAACGAGAAGTACATGGGTGATGCCCTTTTGCAGAAGACCTACACGGTTGATGTTCTTACAAAAAAGCGAGTATCCAACAACGGCATTGTTCCACAGTATTATGTTGAGAACAACCACGAGGCAATTATTCCAAGACAGCTGTTCATGCAGGTGCAGGAAGAACTCTTTCGCAGGGCACACCTTAAAACAGAAGGTGGAAAGACCAAGAGAGTCTACAGTAGCAAGTATGCGTTATCGAGCATTGTCTACTGTGGTAAATGTGGAGATCTTTTTAGAAGAGTGGCTTGGAAGGCTAGGGGTGCATCCTACAACAAATGGAGATGCGCCAGCCGAATTGAAAAGGGTCCAAAAGAAGGATGCGATGCCGATGCCATCAGTGAAGTTGAACTTCAGAATGCAGCGGTAAGAGCCATCAATAAGACCCTTGGCGGACGAGAACAGTTCCTGGTACAGTTGCAGCACAATATCGAAGATGTACTGAATGGGGACTCTACTGCAACACTTGAGTACATTGACCAAAGGATGGCAGAACTTCAGGAAAAGCTTGTAATGTGCGTGAACAAGAATGCCGAGTACGATGTGATTGCAAATGAGATTGATGCCTTAAGGGAAAAGAAGGCAGCGGTTGTTACCAGGGATGCTGAACAGGAAATGTTAAGAAAACGAATCGATGAGATGCGACAGTTCCTGCAGACGCAGACAAATCGAGTTACAGAGTATGATGAGCAGATGGTCAGAAGGCTTATTGAGAAGATTACGGTTTTTGATGACAAGCTTATATTTGAATTCAAATCTGGCATGACACTCGAACTTAAGAGATAGTTGAATATGGAATATGATACGGACACCTTGCAGCAATGCAGGGTGTTTTTGTCATTCATAGAAAATTTACAGAGCAGAACTGTGCCAGGATTGAAAATATCAACCAAATGGTTTATAATATAATAAGTTGAGGTGCGTTTTAGACATGGAGGATTATGATGAAGACATCCGATATGATTAAAGAATTATGTAATAAAAAGAATATAAGTCTTTCAGAACTTGCTAGACGAATAGGACAGACTCCGCAGAACTTTGGTAAGAAACTGAAAAGAGATACTGTAACTCTTGAGGAATTAAAGTTGATAGCTGATGTCATGGAAGTGACCTTTGAACAGTCATTTATCTTCCCAGATGGAGAACAGATAAAAACGAGTAATGAGTGA